GTCTTCACAGCGATATGATACGCAAGGCCCGCTGCAATTGCAGGTAAGAACCGGAAGGGCGCATCCTGAGTCTGCACACCAGACCCCGCATCCTGAATCCGTCGCAGCCGATAGTAAGCTAGCGTGTACACCGTAGACGGATCGGGCACAGGCCACAGCACGATCTCTGGGGCATCCCTGAGCCTACGTACAAAGATCTGAATGGGCCTGCCTTGGGTCAGCTTAGCCGGGATCGATGAGTACGTTGAGACGCTAATACGCGAGATCGTCAGGTCAGACTGAAGCGATGGGTTACCAGCATCCGTCCGGATAACATGCTCGATGATATCGATCGTGTCCGCAGGTAGCGGATAGGTAGAGACCCCCGGGGTCAACGTGATCGTCCCCGGCTCGATGGTCCACATGTTGATGCCACGGTTTGCGAACTCAATCGTCAGCAGGTTCATAGACCTGCGGGCCGTACGTAGGTCGTAGCCAGAACGCATCTCGCGCCCAGCTCTCTCCCACGCCTCTTCGGCGAGCTCAGTAAACTCTAGGTTGAACAGTGTGGTGCCGGTGGTAGTCATCTAAATCCCGCTGTTTTCTTAGCTATGCCCTTGGGCTGCGCAACAAATTGCTTGCCCTTAGCCTTACCCGCTCGCTTGGCTCGGGTGGTTGCTGCGTACTCCGCAGAGGAAAGGGAGTTGATCGCCGCCTCTGGCAGGTACCGCTCACCCGTCTTGGAAGACGGTTTACCGGACTTAGTACGCCACTTTTGCGCTGTCCAGTCTTTAAGCGACTGCTGCGGAGATTTCACACCATCCTGCCTTTGGTTTTGCCGCGTTGGGCGATTCCGTCTGCTTTCTTTACAAACCCACCACGAGCATATTCTTCCCCGCGTTCATCGGCTACCTTCTTCCGCGCACGTTGAACATCCCGAGTAGATTCTTCGTCTTCAATTCGTTGCTTAGCTTCATCAGTTAGTTCTACTCGCCCCGGAGGCACTGCACCTCGGCGAGCAAGCGCACCAACACCACTTTTCTCAATCAGCTTTTCAGCAGCTTTGCCTATAGCAGGATAACGTTCGTCAAGCGCCATACCAAGTTCCGCACCAGCACCCGCCGCAGTTCCCGCCAGTCCCAACCGCCCCAACGAACGCAAAGTTGCCCGACCGCCAGCTTCCTGTTGTCTAAGTCGGTTAGGCGCACTACGCGCGGTTGAATCTACTCCTCTTCTAATCCGCTCAAGATCAGCAGCAGCCGATGCAGGGAATTCTTCTCTTGGATTGGGAGTCAAATCTTCTGCGTTTGTTTGGTTTGGCGAACGGTAACGGTAGCCTTGTATGGCTGGTTTGTTGAGGCGACCCATTTCAGAGCACCTTTCCTTTGGTTTTACGTGCTTTAATCACGATAACCTCCGCCTTTACTTTTGTATTGCTTCGCAAGAAGCTGCGCCTTGCGGGCCGACCACTGCCCCGCAGCGGTACCCTGAGTGGCCTGCCCTTTGATGCGGTTAAAGAGCGCCTTCCTCATACCGGGCTTGGTGTAATTCCCGGCCTCGTTGACCTTGGACTTTACTTCGCCGCCTTCTGCGTACTCGTAGAAAGCAGTGTCATCCCGGCGCTGTTTACGCTTGGGTTTAGGCATCTTATTGGGGGCAATCACCCCCATACCACGACTAGGCATCATGGGGAGTCCCTTGATTTAGCACTTACCGCCGCTCATCATCTTGACTTGCTTGGCTTTGGTCTTGCCTTTCTTGGCAATACCATCAGCAGCTTTGTGGCCCGCAGCCAGACCGCCGCCAGCGTAAGCCTTGCCACCTTTCTTCATGCCCTTGGCTTCGGCCATTTCATGCTTGATCATCGAAGCAGGTGCGCCCTTCTTTTTCATGAAGGCCATTTCTTTACCAATCATCGCTTTTGACTCTTTCATCTCACCACCTCGGTTAAATTTGCGGCCTTTGTCGGCCTGAAGGAAATCTTCGCCCACAGACTGCGGGACCCCGGCTTTCTTAGCGAACGATGGGTTCTTAGCCACCGCAGCCATGAAATTATGCTGCTTACGTGTTTGGCTTGGCACGATGCGCCTCGATAAAACGATCTAACTTGTGCTCCAAACGGTCGAGTCTGTCAAGCACGCGATTGATGTCTGCATGCACTTCAGCTTTCGTGACGTACTCTTTAGCGACTTCTTCACGTGTCTTGTTCAGCAGGATGTTCAGGCGTGTGATCTCGTCAGACTTTTCGCGGACAAAATAGCTCAAGACTCCCACGGCTCCAGTCAGGAGCACGTTCCAGATTGTCGTTTCCATCAGTAGATGCGACCACGAGTCTTCCCGCGCTTGGCGATACCATCAGCACGGCTCGATGCTTTAGAGAACCCGCTACTGACTTTACCACCACGCTTAAAGTTAGGACCGCCCTCATCTGCCATCCTAGATTCTTCAGCACCCCGGGCAGGTTGACGTTCACGACGCATGCGGGCCGAGCCACGCCCCATTACTTCTTGTAGCTTTCTCTGAGCGCGTTCACGAGTCTCCGCAGCGCGGCGAGTAGCCTGAGTCTGGGCTGCACTCTTCATAATTTCAGCTGCTGGCTTAGCGGCTTCGGCTCGTTCTGCACGGCCCCTAGCGGCACGTCGACCAGCCATGTCCATCGCTTCTTTGCCCTGCTGCGCAGCTGCTCGACGACTAGATAGCGCCCCTGCCGCAGCCTGAGCTAGACGAGCGGCTTTACCCACAGTAAGCGCGGTCTCTGGCTGGACTCGCTCAAGCGCTTGCTCTTTCTCTTGCGCACGATACCGTGCTTGCCGGATGCGGGAGTCGTTATCTTCCTCGTCTCTGGCGCGTTGGATACGCTTTACGTTTTCGTCATCAGCTTCGGATTGCTTGGCGGCACGAGACTCCGAGTCAGAATCGGTAAACGTGCCTTCTTTCACAGGAGGCTTAGGAGCTGGAGCGGCTCTTGGTGCAGGAGGAGCGGCGCGAATAGGTTCAGGTTTGCCCGTATTAGTCCGCGTCATAGGAACCGCATCACCCCCACCCGGAATCTCTGATCGAACGGTTTCACCCCGTCTCATACGAGCCGAAGCGATCTTTTCGTCAAGCGCGGGAGTGTCGTCAGAAACGCCTTGGTCTCTTAGGAACTTCTTAGCCCGCTCGTAAACGGAGCCACCTTCGTCGAATTTACGCTTCTTCATACAGTGCACCCTTCTTGGTAACTACCCCAACGAGGATCGTCGTTAGAGGCTAGTAGATACATCCTAGCAAATTCCAGCAACTGCGGGTCATCCCTAAAGTGCCCTAACCCTCGGTTACAGTGATTACATAACATGCCCCGGACTCGCCCGGTAGCATGGTCATGATCCACCACTAAATTACTATCTGCCCCGCAAATCACACACTCCGTAATTGTAGCTTTCATATCGAGCAAATCTTCATCAGCCATCACCGCACGAAACTTACCACGGCAATTAGCGTTTCTATAGGATGCTCGACAAGCACGGCACCACGAGTCTAGCCCGTTTAACTTTTTGTTGTGAGGAGGGAACGCCGCAAGAGTAGCGGGTTTACTCTGCCCACAACGAGTGCAAATTAGCAGTTCCATGCTTTTAGCGACAGCGCTTTGCGAGTAGGCCGACCTTTTTCATCTTTCATTGCCCCGGGCATCCCAGACATTCGTGCGCAAAACGACTTCCGCCTTTTGGCGTCTTTTTCTGTTTTGGGGTGTGGTGCGGGAGCCTTCAAACCCGGCTTGCCCGGGTTTGCTTTGTTGTAACTAGCACGGCCTTTGGCGTTAAGCCCACCAGAGGGGCTCTTGCCTTCTTTGCGTTGCCATGCGGGGGTCTTAGCCATGTGAGGCTCCTAAGTAGAGAGCGCGTTCATCATTACGGCGTGTGATGAGACCTTTTAACACTTTACCAGCAGATAGATTCCATTTCAAGAACTCATCTGCCGCCCCTTCATAATCGCCTCGGTTGTGCTTCATACGCAGGGTAGAGTTCTGAAGGTTACCTAGCCCAACGTTGAAAGCGAACGAAGTGAGTGCCAGATGGCGAGGGCTAAAATCATCCACAGTACATAGTCTGCGTACCCCCGCCAGAAACCGCGCCAGATCCTGCTGGAGAATGCCGTCAACTTCCTCATCGGTCAGCCGCCGATCCCAACCTGCCGGTATAGGGAGCTCAAGTCGTCCAGCAAACGGAACGCTAATGTGACGAGGATCGATGACGTGACCCACACCGACAGTCCACAGACGAGCAGGGCAACGGTAGGGCTCATGCTTGACTCCTTCATGATGCCGCAGCATCTTGATTAGGTCGTTCACTTTTTGCTAAACGCTTGAGAGCCGAACCAGAAGCTGATGATCGACGCCCAGATGATCTGAGTATCATTGTCCCAGAGGTTCTCGATCACTTCAGCGAATGGTGTACCGAGATGCCACGCATATACTGCGCCAAAGATGTTAATGAAGCATAGCAGAGTAAACATACCGTAAGTAATCGCAGGGCGTACTGAAGCCCGCATATTGATCACCCACGTCGATGCACCTTCACCGATAGCGATGTCATGCGCGTATAGGGCTTGCTTCTCTTGAAGCGCAATCTGCTGGGTCGAGACCTCAGCGTTGATCGTCAGTTGCTCGGTATGGATCTCCTCGATCTTAGCCTGCGCCTCAAAGCCTGCCTTACGGAGCTCTAACTCCCGCTCGATCTGCATCTGGGCAAGCTTGATCTCGTGCGCCTTGTCAGCCCGGTCTTGGAAGAACCCAAGAAGCTTAGGCAGGCCACCAGCTAAGAAGGAGAGCAGGGTTGTGAGGAGGGTGATCATTTAGCTATCTCCGCTAGAAAACCAATTACAGGGTACATAGCGAGGATGAGGACGGCGGCTAGAAGAACGATGATGCCAAAGATGTAATTCATTCCGGCCACCGACAATGGGCGACCTTCATCTTGTCGTTGGCAGGGGCTCCCTTGGGCTCAAACACCAGCACGCGCACGTCGGCAAGCTCTGCCAGTCCGCGCTCGATGCGTGGTCGCACCTCGTTCCAGTCCAACCCGCCCAGGCCTGCGCCCAGCGGCGGGATGGCGATGGAGCGGATATTTTTGTCGCGAATTACCCTAACCAAATCGACAAGGCCTATCTCGATGTCCTCGATACGGCTCTTGCCACGCCAGTGGCGCTTGGTCGGAAAGTTGATGATGAAGCGCGGCTGGGTGAGCTGCTCCGTATCAAAAACGAACATGCGACCAGGCTGCACGGCTTCGCGTTTGCAGGCGGCCTCGTAAGCCTTGAAGTTTTCGGGGTAGACGTTCTTGAACTGCAAGGCGATGCCGCGCCCCATCACACCAACGCAATTGACGGTGTTGACCAGTGCGTCGGCCTCACACTGGAGGATGTCGCCCGAGGTGTACTCGATCATGGCTGTGCTCCTCTCATTCAGTAATACCAGTCCGCCAGCATGTTCTGCCGAGCGGTGTTAAAAAACTCCGCGTGCTCTCGCAGATTCTCTTCCCTGTACGCTTCCTTACAGAGAAATATCTGAAAGATGTTATCCATAGAACACGACAGCCGTCGCGTTGGTTAGGGCGATCTCAACAGAGTTGGGGAAGAGCACGCCATCGTCCATGATGGGCACAGACAGAGCGATCGCCGACGTAAACGTCATCACGGGATTAGCCCCATTGCTCAAGACGACCGTTGCAGTACCTTCAGTGGGCATTACCACGATGCCACGCACGCGCGTACGAGCGCCGTACACGGTACCCGAAGAAGTCATCGTTGTGGCTTTTACGTCGGTTTTCATGCTGCTTGTCCTTGCTTGAGTTTACGGTCCAGAGCGTTCTGATAGATCGCGTACGCAGTGTCAAGCACCACATTACGCTTCCGTACCGGCTGAGAATCGCCG